CCGGCGTGACGATCGACCCCATCGTGACGATCAGCCCCGGCGTGACGATCGACTCCGGCGTGACGATCGACTCCGGCGTGAGGATCGGCCCCGACGCGACGATCGGCTCCGACGCGACGATCGGCTGGAACGTGAGGATCGCCGCCGGCGCGACGATCGAATCCGGCGCCGTTGTGACGATCACCCACCCCGGGAGGAGGAGCTGACATGACCGACCCTGGCGAACCTCTACCCCTACGAAGTCAAGAGGCTGCGCGCACTCGGCCGAGAGCATGCCCGGCGCGCGATGCTTGAGGGAGACCCATCCTACGAGAACCGGGCTATTCGGGCTCGGGAGCGGCTCGCTGCGTGGCTCGACGACTGCGCAGAGGCCCGCCGACTGCATCGGCGCCTGCCGAGACGGCCAGAGCACTGACACGACGACTGAGAGGAGCTGACATGCCCGATGATCTCACACGGACCCTGCCTCACGACATCCTGAGCCACGGCCCCCACCGTTATGGCAACTGAGCGGAGCGGCGACGGCGGCAACCGTGGCGAGGGAGGTGAGCGGAGCGGCGAGGGCGGCGGCGTCGGCGGCGATGGAGGCGAGCGCGAGGGCGAGTGCGTCTCTGACCCCGACTGACTGGACGCCGCACGCCGTCCGCCTGCTGGACATCCTGACCGACGGCATCGAGTAGTAGTTCATGTCGTGCTCCCGGTTGGCGGGGCGACGAGAGGAGCTGACATGACCTTTAACCACTGGAGACCGAAAATGAAGATCGCAGCACGAAACACCCACACCGGGACGATCATGGGCTGGGTCGACGCACCCAAGGCGAGGCAGGCGATAGCGGAAGGACCGGCGGCTCTAAAGCATCTTGAGCGCTCGCGGCAGCACTTCGCGGACGCTGCCGCCAGTGCGCGGCACGACCGCGATCGCATCAACAGCATCTACGCTGCGGCCGATCGCCAGGCGAATCAGCGCGACTACAAGTCCGGCCTCCAATTCCTCGCGGACCACGAGTGTGACCTGATCGGTGCCGTCGCAGTGCCAACGGCGGTATCTCGTCACGAGGACATGCTGGGCGAGGCGCACCGCATCGAGGATCGCTACGTCGATGAGGGCGAGACGGTCGATCAGGCGATCGAATACTACGAGCACATGGCCGGTACGTGCTACCCCACCGGCGCAGCGTACACGTACACGCTCATTCAATCGTGGGAGGGCCGCGAGATCGACGACACACCGGGGTACGTGCTGGAGGATGGTCGCCGATTCGCCACGGCCAGGGAGGCCGAGCGGGCAGACCAGCAGCCGGCCCGTGACGCTGCCGCAGCCGCCGAGCGTCGCGAGCGTGAGGCGGTCCTCGCCGAGCGAATTGCTGGCGGCGTGGCTGACGACGACGGCCGCATCAAGCGCGGCCTGCTGGTCTCGATTGAGCGGATCGGCACCGTCGAATTGACCGGGCGAGTCAGTGGCCGCATGGTCGAGGTCCGGTTCCCGAGCGTGCCGCGTCGTCCCCCGCAATTCATTGGCCTCGCTTGGTTCCAGGGGTAGGCCATCATGCTCTATCACTACACCGATCGACTTTCCGTGGACGTGGACGAGGACGCAGGCGGCGGAAACGGGGACGTGGACGCGAACGCGGACGCGGACGTGGATGACGAAGCGGACGGCGACGCGGACGGGGACGCGAACGCAGACGTGGACGTGGACAGGGACGCAGACATCGGCATGTGGCCAGCGAGCCACCTCCAGCGATGACACATTACCCCTGCGACACCCTGCGTTATGGCTCGCATCCCGGTGTCGACGCCGACGCGGAGCGCACGCGACCTACTAGACATGATCACGACATGACTCACCCGGGGAGACGTCCTGTACGGCTACTGCGTATTCACGAGCATCTTCTGGAGGCGTCGGATGGCGCGGCGAGGGAGCCCTCGCTCCTCGTTGTGCCGATTCTTCATTCCTGTCCTCAACCAAAGAGCGGTCCACGGCCCCCGAGCTTGATGCGGACGCATCCTCTGAAGCGGCCGCTTGCTCCCCTGATGAATCCTCCTGCCTCCGCAGGTCTTCGCTTGGCGCGTCCGGTGGGATTGAGAGCGGAATGTCAGATTCTGGAGCGCCTTGCTCAGATGCGTTTGCGGTGGAAGCATCGATTACAGGCTCGGAATCGACATCAGGAGGCTCTGGAGGGGCCGCAGAGAGAGGCCCCTCTTCCTGATGGGCGGTCTCTTCCGCCGACTCGATTTCGGCGATGACGCCGCCCGCAGCAGGATCTTCCGCATCAGACGGCCTGCGGTCATCCTCGCATCCATCGGATACTACACGATCCAAAACCACAGGCCCTTCCGACGACTCATCGCTGGCTTCTTCATAGGGGCTTGAGCATGTTGCATCGACCGCATCTCCAGCGAGATCCCGCTTCTTTGGTGCGCTACTCCGTTCCTCATTTTCCACCGGTGGTTCAGCAGGCACCTCGGCATCTCTCTGCGGCTGCTGAAGTGTTGGATTGGGTTCAGCGCCACCACCGGAAGCCCCGGACGCCTGTTCTTCTTGAACGTGATCATCACGGAGAGGGGGCGGCGAGGCGATTTCCCCTCCACTGGCTTCTTTGCCGGTCTCACGTTCGGCGGCGGCATCCTCGCTTGTGGTCGGATGCTCCTTCTGAACCGATGTGTCCGCTGTTTCGGCTCCGGCTGCTTCAGAATCCCCTTTCCCTTCTCGACCGTCCCCGTTGCCGTGGTCCCCAACAACCTCAACAGATTCCTCCGCCTTGGACGCTTCCGACGTATGGCTTGTTCCTGCCTCGGGAGGTTCATCTCCCGGCGCTTCACACACCCCCCCGCCGCTTGACTGCGGCGGCTCGGATAGACGGTCGTCAATCTCATGAATATCGGGCTTCGGCGATGCAGCAGGAGTGGATCGGAACCGCGACAGCACGGAGCGGAGGGCCTTCAGGATTCGCGCGATGATCCGCTTCATGTCAAAGTTCCAGCAGAAATTCAGCAATCGCCTTCGATACAAGCGGACACACCGCGTTGGCCAGTTGCTGCTGCTTGTGCATCAGGCCGCCCGACCCGCCGTTCAAGGCTCCGGCGAAGCGGAACCAATCCGGGAACGATTGAAGCCTGCACGCCTCCCGCAGCGAGAGGCCGCGGTGCTGGGCCGGGTGGACGAGCATGCTCTTTCTGTAGTGGCAGATCGTTATCGACGGCTCCCTCCAGCGCAGGCGCTTGTAGATGTTGCTGTGCGTTCTGTCCAACTGTTCGTAGTTGGACATCATGTCGGCGATATCCTGCCAGTTTCCGCCTGCAGGGATTCTTTTATAGCGTTCGATGACGTAATCCGCGTGGCAGGATGTGACATGGTCCGAGATGCACCTTTTGGAAGCGCCCGTGCGCAGGAACCTCAGGTATTCGGAGACTGATTCCCTGGAAGGCGCACAGTAATCCATTTCGTCGAGCCTGTGCCCGTTACCGATGGCGGGAAGATCGCCGATTGCCCGGCGAACCGTAACGAAGGGATGCTCCGTGGTTGGCCCGTGGGTGGGGACAGGGAAAGGCCCCCAGCTTCCGAAATCGTCTGCGCTGTAGCCGAGGTCCTTATGAATTCCCAGCAGGAAGAATCGTGTGCGGTACTGCGGCACGCCGTACCACACAGCATCCAGCAGCTTCGGGAAGACCAGGTAGCCGAGCGCCCTCATCTTCTTCAAGGCGTATTCCGCAACGCTCAGCTCATCTCCGCTTCCATTTCTCGCGGTCCAGACGATGCCTTGTACGTTCTCCATCAGGAAGACGGGCGGCTGTAGTTTGCGGACATACCTCATGAACACGCTCACGAGGTGGTTATTCGGATTGTCGCTCGACCACGAATTGCGGTTGGCGCTGGAGAATCCTTGGCAGGGAGGCCCGCCGATCAACACATCGATGCCTCCCGCTTTGCGCGCCAGCGAAGAGACATGTTCAAGGATCTTCCTTTTATTGAGGTCAAAGGCGCGGATATCCTCGGGCGCACAGTGGCCAGCGCCCTTCCTCATCCGAGAAAAGACTCGATGGTTTTTTCGCAGCGTCTCCACATAGATAGAGTTGATTTCGCCGGAAAAGATGATCTGAAACCGCCTGCGTGCACGCCTGGCGAGCATGAAGCCGAGCCCCATGCCCCCAGCCCCTGCGAACAACTCGACCGCTTTTAGGATCGATGCTCCCTTGGCTAGACGCCCCTGTACTTCCGTGCCGTTGACCCACTCGGTCTTGTTGGCGCGCGACTTGTCTTGCAGCTTTGCCAACGTGATGTTGGAGCGGTGTTGAATGTCCAAAGCGCGCCCGACGCGCGAGCGCGCGCCGTTCTGTTTCCGCCTCCGGTCTCCATCCACTTGTCCACCTCGGAAAGTTTGAATCGCAGTAGTCGTCCGGCGCGGTGCGCCGGAAAGCCCTTTGAGTCGACCCAGCGGTAGATCGACTCCTTGGCCACCTTCAGATGGGCAGCTACCTCCTCGATTCCGACCCAGCCTTCTTCATGAGCCATATCCGATCCTACCTCGCGCTTCGCAAGAGCGTGGATTCTTGACTATGAGGTGTCAAGAGAGTATATGAAAATCAGGCCGTCCTGTCAAAGAACCCCGGGTGCGGGCGCGCGGCGTTTGCGGTCCTCCCAACACGGGAGAAAGGCCCAATGAGGCGAGGCAAGATGAGCAAGAGGTGTTGGGTCTACCACGACGGGGTGCACATGTATGCATCGAAGCATGAGCCGCGGTACGGTCGCTATGACGGACTGTGGCTCCTGGGGTCGCCGGATGAAGCATGTCTGCACCCCGATGTTGCTGCTCGCCATCAGCGGCGCGTCCACCGCGAATCGCCTGGCTCGAGGATCTCATCGCCAGAGACCTCGCGGGCGCGCGTCGCGATCGACGTGATCGCCGCGGCCAGCCGGTCGGCCATCTCGCGCGAGGGCCGCGCGCGGCCGCAGTAGATCCCGTAGACCGTGGTATACGGCACCTCGGCGACACGGGCGATCTCCGCCACGGTGAGCCCAGGTAGCACCTGGTCTATCACCGTGCGTAGCCTAGACTTATGTTCGATCATGGGTTGAGAATAGCCGGCCGCAAAAAAAAATGCAAGAAAAATGTTGACCGCGATCGCCGCCCTGTCGTATATTTCTTGTAGATCGTGGGGCGGCGGGCTGCACACTCATGGCACAGTGGGAGTGCTCTGGCAGGCACACCCGCGGCTCGTCGCCCCGCCAACCGGGAGCACGACATGACCCAATACCCACCCGGATCGGCGATCGTGGACCAGGATGACTGGTATTCCCTCGTCGCCCAGAGCGTCGCTGTCGACGCGCAGACGCTACGTGACCTCGCCGATGGCTGTGACGACGAGACGAAGGACGACGCGGAGCGCATGGAGGACTCGGCCTACGCCGCCGGCGAGGCCGCCCGGATCGCCCACCGGCTGCTGAGTGCGCGCTACGAGGATCGCACGCGCGTCATCCATGACCCCGAGCGATTCCGCGCGGTCTATGGGCCGGCCATCTCTCCGCATACCGGCATCGACGGCCGGGTAGAGGCTCTCCGCGCGCTCGCCCACTGGATCCAGGATGAGGCGGACGACCACGAGACTGGCGAACGCTGGGCTCATGACCCTGAGAGGAGGACACGACGATGACACAGGAGGTGAGAAGGTGAAGCACACACCCGCCGAGCGCCGCGCGCTGCTCGAGAAGCTGATCGAGATCGAGGAGTCGGGACGCGGCGAACCGTTCCAGACCTTCTCGGGGGTCTCGCTCGACGACCACCTCGAGGCGGTCCGCGTGGAGCTCAACGACGAGCTCGAGCGGGATGGCCAGCCCCGGATCCCCGAGGCGGCCGAGCTCGTGGCGGCGAAGGAGGCCCCTCGTGGCGAAGGAGGGTAACGGCGTCCCCGCCGGCCCCGGGCCCCCGCCCGGGGCCCGGCTCGAACACTGGGCCGAGTATGACGCCGCCGCCCACTGGTGCGCGTCCCGGGCCATCGGCATGGCCCACTCCGAGTGTCCCACGATCATGCCCGAGACGTGGGCGTTGCTCGACGAGGACCCCCGGGCATTCCTGCGCAGCATCCTCCGCAGCATCCGGGTCGAGACGGAAGGGGACCGGCCATGAGCGTACGACGCATCACGGGCGATCACCTCTGCCAGTGGGTTACCGAAGACATGACCGTGACCGCCACAGAAGACGGGCACCTCCTCATCTACCACGAGCTCGAAATCGACGACAGGGGCCCGCGCTGGGTGTCCTACCTCGCTACCGACCTGGAGGCGGCACGGGACCGGGCGCTCGCCCTATGGATCGCCGCTGGCGATGCTGCGCGTCGCCGCACCGCCGCTCGTGAGCCCGAGGCGCGGCAAGCCGCCGAGGCTCTGAGCGCCGAGGCGCGGGAGGTATGATCTTCGCCCCCCCCGGTGGACTGGCGCGTACGCCAGCGTCGGCGCGCCGGCCTCATCGGGGGTTTTCCATGACGCGATGAGGGGAGCACCGCCAATGACTAACCGAACACTCCGCGGGCTGCGCCGGTTCTACGGTGCCGACACGACCCGCGAGGATGCCGAGTGCCTAGAGGGTGTGATGGGCGCGACGTTCGTAGGCTGCATCCTCGGCGCGTTCCTGTTCCTTGCCAGTGTCTACGGGGGTGTCAAGTGACGATTACGGATACCGAGCGCGCGAAAGCTAAAAAGGGAGATCACATGAACGGAACCAACCTCGATCTCTGGAACCGGCTCTGCGAGACCGACCCCGCCCACTGCAAGAGCTTCCGCCGGCCCGGCGGGTTCGCCGGAACCGCAATCAACGGCACCTACATCATCCGGCGACTCACCGAGGCATTCGGGCCATGTGGCATCGGCTGGCGGTTTGTGGTCGAAGAGGAGCGGGTCGATGAAGGGCACACCCTGTCAAACGGAGACCGCGCTCGCGTGCACGTGGTCCGCGGCCACATCGACTACCGGAACGCGGACGAGTGGCACTCGACGGGCCCGCAGTTCGGGCAGACCATGTACGTGTTAGAGAACCGGACAGGCGTCCACACCGACGAGGAGGCACCCAAGAAGTCGATCACCGACTGTCTCAGCAAGTGTGCCGTGCTCGTGGGCATTGGGGCGGATGTCCATCTCGGGCTCTTCGACGACAACAAGTACGTCAACGATCGACAGGCCGCCGAGACCGCTCGCCTCAAGCAGACCACCCAGCGCGCCGAGCAAGAGCTGATCGACACCCGCCTCGCCGAGCTCACGGCCGTGATCGACGACGGTACGGAGCCGCCCTGGCTCGACGACACGATTGGTTGGGGCAAGCCCGACCGGGAGGAGTGGAACGTGACCTGGCGGCGCGCAATGCCGACGTACGACACCGAGGACGGCAAGAACCGCGTGTGGTCGTGGATCCGGCAGGTGGACATGCTGATGACGAAAAAGCACGAGGAGTCCGGCGCAGACCCTGGGAATCTGGCATCTCTGCACGCCGAACATCTTCGCATCAAGATCATCAAGGCGTACGTGAGTCGTGTACGCGACGCGGTGACGGCCGCGTGAGAAAGGAGATCGACGCATGCCAAGCCGCGGCGTGAACAAGGTCATTCTGCTCGGCAACCTCGGCCAGAACCCCGAGTCGCGCACCACCCAGAACGGCAATACGGTGGTGTCGGTGCGGATCGCCACGAACGAGCCCGTGAAGGACAAGGCCAGCGGCGGGTGGAAGACCGTCACATCCTGGCATCGGGTCGTGGCCTGGGGCCCGTACGCGACGACGCTCTTGCAGCACACGGCCAAAGGGGATACGATCTACATCGAGGGTAGGCTCCAGACCCGGAAATGGCAGGACAAGGGGGGGTCGGACCGATGGACGACCGAGGTCGTGGTGCAGTCGCTCGTGCTGCTCGGCCGGCCCACGGCTGATGGCAAGGCTGGCGACTCGGAGGAGGAGCCGGCGCACCACAAGCCCCCGCACGATGATGTTACGAGCATGTTCGCGGGCGCCGACGACGATCTCCCGTTCTGATCCGGCAGGGGTTTTACCTCCCTGTTGGCCTCTGTCGGACGGACCGCCCTACGCGGGGGCTGGGCGGATACAAATACGCCCCCGCACTCTTCGCAGAGGGGGGCGCACGATGACCACGACGCCGGGGCTGGACGAAGGCCCCGCCTGGCAGATGACCGTGGCCGAGCTTCAGGAGGCGCTCATGGTGCTCATGCCCGAGACGTGGGCGTTGGTCGCCGAGGCCCTCGTCGCGGCCGCGCTGGCGATCGGCGAAGAAGGAGCAGCTCGTGAAGCTCCACGACGAGGTGATGCCGTGGTGCGCGATCAGCTCGTCATCGCCAAGACCTTGATCGAGGAACTGCTGATCGAAGTCGAGAAGCTGGTTTCTAAACATGGAGGATCGAATGAAGCTGACGCAGGCTGATCGGACGGCTCTTGAGCAGTCAAAGAAGGACGCGACGAGAGCGTGGCTCCGCGTGGGCCGCGTGCTGGGCCCGCGCCGCGATCTCGGACAGATGTCCGACACCGACTACGCCAAGATCCGCTACCACCTCATCAGCGCCCGAGACTCGATCGGGGAGATTCTTCTGCCCTCGTCCCCGACAGACGGAGACACCGCCGAGCAGTGATGGTGAGCCGGGGGCGGGGGCTCTTTCTACCGTGGCGGCGGCACCGAGTCTGGCGTGCCGTCGCCTCTTTAGCGAGAGTCCTGTTTCGTGACGTACCACCCCACCCGGACCCCAACGCTCTCCGCCTTCTCGGCCGTGAGCCGTAACGCCGTCCCGTTCGTCACCCGGTACAGAAGCGACGCCCACCCACCGTAGCCCGCATCCTCGTCCGTCAAATCGAGCTTCATCGCCCCCGCGAGCACGCTGGACGCGCCGCGACGCATCACCTCGTAGCCCACCCTGGACCACGAGTGATCGTCGAAGTCCTCCCCGACGCCGCCGCCCTCGTACTCCAGCCATAGGCCCATCTTGAAGAGGTAGCCCACGTCCCCGGTCAGGACCGCGCCCTCGGCGTCGAAGTCCTCCTCGCCGAAGATCCCGCCGCCCTGGACCCCGAGGTACGTCGCACCTGCATGGGCCCAGCACGGCAGGAGCAGCGCCGCCAGGAGCAGCAGCAATATCCGTCGCATCATGTCTTCGCCCCCTTCCGCCGGATCCCGCCAAGTAGGATGTCGACCACGAAATCGTCCGCCTTCGTCGGCGTCAGCTTCGCGATCTTGTCCGCCGCCATGACCAGGATGATCGCCACCTCCGTCCAGTGCGACGATACCCACGTCACGAACCCACTAGCTGTTTGCTCCATCATTGCACCCCCGTCTCAACACCCAACGAGTCGAGAAGCGCCTGCAGTTGCGACTCGCCAAACCCCACCTCTACCCGAACCGGTGAGTCCAAGGAGCCCAGCGGACGCACCTGGCAGAGAAACCACACGATGCGCCCACCGTGCGGAAGCTCCTGGAACCGGATCGGGATCGTATCCGCCGGCGCCTTCTCCGCGCCATCCCACTGAGCCAGTGTCGGCGATACCGCCAGGACGAGCGCCACCACGCACACGCACACCGCCGCCACCTCTGCGAAACGTCTCATGGTTCTATCCTCGCTCCGAGCTCCCCTACCTCGCGACTGAGCTGGGACAAAGCGGACTCCAGCTCACGGAACCGATCATCTACACGGACGGCCCGCTGTGTGTTGTAGTCGTTGACGATGACCTGAAAGTCGCGGAGAGCTGTCGTGAGGTTGTTCGTAGCTGCCGTCAGCTGTTCTCGCTCATGGCGTGCATGCTCGATGTCCTTGGCGAACACTGCGCGGTCCGTAACAATCGCGGCGGACGCCACCAGTGCCGGGACAAGGATGATCTTCGCCCACTCCGCCGTCGCCTTGCCGTTCACTCCGCGGCCTCCCGCTTCTTCTTCGGTATGTACCATTTCTCGTATCGCTTCGTACCGCCGGGGATCCCCTCCATCTTCTCCATCCGCGCACGGAGCAACCGCACGTTGCGCCATGCCACCGCCGCCTCGCGGTCGTTAAGGTCGAACTCTTGAAGCCGGAAGCCCCCGAGCATGTCTAACGCGGCGGCAAGTGAAAACAGCTCGTGAGGGTCGTCCAGGTACTCGTTGAACCGGCGTGCAGTGGACACGGCGCGAGAAAGAAAGAACCCCTTGATCGCTATATGGCTCGCCACCTTGGTCATCGGGACCGGGGCACCGGTGAACGCGTCCTTCTGGAACACCATCGCTTCGAGCATCGTCGATGGGACCGGATGCAACATGCTAAACCAGTTTTTCGCCAGCTCACTCATATTGCCGGCGAGCGACAGGTCCATCGCCGCGGATATCGGCAGGTCGATGCCGCTCAGGAAGTACCGCTTCCCGTCGCGCTCGACACCCACCTTGAGCTTGCCGCTCATGTAGTCGGGCAGGAACGCCTCGTCGGGCCCGTAGTCCTGCGAGAGCGCCTTGACGTGGGCGGCCTGAACGCCTGGCCGGCGTCGCCACCGGTCGGCCTGTAGGGCGAAGTTCTTCTTGCTCCACGTCCAGTACGGGACCGCTACCTTGACCTGGCGGTCCACCTTGCTCAACGACTGGTAATCAAACATGATGTCGTTGACGCGCGCGGCGGCCACCTCCGGCGATACGCCCTGAGAGACGTAGTGCGTCCAGAGGAAGGTACGAAACTGGTTCTCCCGGAACGTCTGGGCACGGGCCAGGCTACGAGGCGGGGCCGTGATGGCGCGGATCACGCCTTGGCCGGACCGCCACGGCACCGTCTCCACGTCCGAGGTCATCCACTTCTTGAACAACACGTCATGGCCGGCTAGGTCGCTGAGCTGTCCGAACTGCTTGACGACGCCGAGGCGAAACATCTCGTTCTGGAAGTAGGCGGCCGGGGCCTTGATACCGCCAATGTCTAGGTTCGGGCCTTTGCCGCGCACGATGTCGGTGGCCATCTTCCACTTGCGGGGGTTGAGCGCGGCGAGACTGATCTCGCTAAGGATCTGATCGAAGTCGGAGTATGCGTTGCGAGCAGCAAACGCGGGCCAAACAACGGTCGTACCGAGCCGGAACGGGTCGGTGATATACCGTTCCCACCGACTGATCCCGCGGCGCACCTCGGTCGGCAGCTTGTTGAAGCCACCGATATCCTGGATGTCCTCTACCATCGCCATCGGTAGCCGTACACCGGCCATCACGCCGTTCTCCGGTGTGTCAGCCACCTTCACCCAATCGCGGCCGAACTCGTCGGCGAACGACTCCCGGTGAATGCCCAGCTCCTCGCGCACCTTCGTCATGGTACGGCTGTCGATGTCGTCGAGCCACCGGCCGTGGCGCTCGACGAACCGCGCCAGGTCTCCGTAGTTCTTGATGCTGTCCATCGCGCCGTATAGGTAGAGTGCGCGCTCGGCCTCTGGCATCTTTTTCAAGAGCTTCCGCGGCACCTGCCCGGCCTCGTGTGCCCGGAGGGCCGCCCCCACGCGATCCGTCATGGCCGGGGCGCTAATGGCGAGCCGCCGCGAGAACCCACGTCGGAGACGAGGCAGCGCGCGGGCGAGCGACAGGCGGTTGACGGTGTGCTCGGTAACCGCCCAGTCGCGGAGCAACAGCTCGTCGCGCCGGGTCCTGCCAATGAAGCGCGCGTGCTGCGAGGCACGCTGTAGCAACGCCTCGCGGATGTTCCATCGCGGCGTAAGCGTCTGGCCGGTGGTCTTCGCCGCGTACTCTACCGCCGCATCCATGTCGGGGAACATCCGGTGGTGCACAAAGTCTGCTGTAGCACCAACGCTGCCGCCGCTCTTCTGCCGCGGGGAGAGCGTCGTCTCCATCGCCTCGAAGATCCGGCGTACGTCCTCCGGGTCCTCAGAGAAGAGATGCGGCGTGTAGTCGGGCAGCTCGTTGTGCCCCGCACGCTTCCACCGCTCACGCAAGAACATGCTATGAAGCACGTCGTCTGCGCGGTTGATGACGTCATTGTACTGCTGGACCCGCGGGTAGAGCTCGGCCGCCTTCTCCGGCTGGCTGACACGGTATTGCATGTAGCGGTGGATGTCGGCCAGCGCATCGTCCGGCACATTCGTTGTGAGGCGGTTGACCTCTCGTGCCGCTGCCTCGTAGCTTTGACTGACCACCGCTCGCTCCTGTGCCTTCGCGTGCGCGGCACCCGCGCGGCTACGGACCTCGCGGCCCAGCTCGTTGAACGACGCGTCGACATCGCGGGTGACCCGGCGCGCAGACAACCCAAGTTTGGAGGCATGGACCGACGAGAACGGGCGCTGAGACGTGATGGCGTCCACGGCGGCGCGTACCGGCGCGCCCGCACGCTCGCCGGAGAGAAGCGAGCGGCCCATGAACTTGATGCCGCCAGGATCGAGGAGCGTGGGGTCGTTCGTGATCCGCTGATCGAGCACGCGCCGCGTGCGGATCGTGGACGCACGCTGCGCCCGCTCCATCGCGTCGACAAGGAGCTTTCCTTCCTCGTCGAGTGGCCCGCCAACCTGCGGATGCCACTCGCCTCTGGCTTGCATCCGCCGATAGCGCTTCCTCATCACGTCGGTTGCGCGCTGCAGATAGGCGCTCTGTATCTCGGCCTGCGTCCTGAGTCCACGGCCAGAGAGCGCGACCTCCCGCAGCTTTCCAACGGTGCCGACCGTCGCCTTGCTTCCGAACCCAACGCCGAACGTGAGATACGTCGACGGATCCAAGCCAATGTCGAAGATGATGCGGGTATGGCCGAGACGTGCTGACGCGAGTAGCGCTGCCGGGGTCATCACGTAGCCGAGGGGCACCTGATACCACTTGCCGGCCCGGAGGTTTGAGGCCGTGTCCGCCACCCGGACGCCCCACACATCCGATCCAGGGATGAGCGGATTGCCCGCCACCTCCGGGGGGATGATGAACTCTCCGATGGTCGGGGCGCGGGGGTCGCTCTCAAGCGCCAGCCGCCAGCTCTCCATGAGACCCTGGCGCATCACCTGGCGCACGTTCTCGTTCTCGTACTTCTCCTGGCGCGTCAGACCATCGACGAACGCGAAGGTAGACCCCCACAGCCGGAGCCACTTGTCCATCTGTTCGCCCACGAACTGCAACCCATTGATCCCGTGCTTCAACATCTCGTACATAGCCTTCGACCGTTGATCTGGGGTGGCCGCCTGGAGCCCATCGAGTATGTACTCGTGGATCGCAGACTCCAGCTCGGGGTCGTGCTTGCGGTCGAGGCGATCGGTCTGGTAGCCACGGTACAGCTCGCGCACCTGCAGGCCCTCTGCGCGCTGCGCCCGATTGGTCCGCACGGCGCGGCGCTCTTGGTCCGTCAGGTAGGCCGAGAGCGACGTGCCGATCCGATCCTGCGGCTGCTGGTCCTCATCGGAGCTGAGGCCGGTGACGTAGCGAACCGACTGCAGGATGCGATCCAACGGCTCGGGCATGGCTACTGGCCTCCGGGTCCGCCGAACTCATACATCTGCCTACGGTCCATCAACAGCTCGTCCGACTCGTCGAGCAGCGGGTAGACGCGTGCTCGGAACACCTTGGAAAGATGCCCCTTGGCAACGGGATCGTTGATCCCATCGAGAAACCGGTAGATGTCAGACTTGAGATCGGCAGCGTCCCGCCAAGACACCTTGCGCCTCACCTGCAGCGCCCCGGTTTCATCGAGAGGGATGAACGTGTACTCCGTGTCGATTGGGCCCCCCGCGGGGTCAACGGCCTGGCTAATACGCCGCTTGAGCATGGGCTCCAGGACCTCGGAGATCCACGTCAGACCGTCCCTAAAGTGCGCCTTCCCCTCCTCCGTCATCTTGGGGATGGCTCCCGACGACCCCTCCTCGGCGATCCTCGTCCGGAGTGCGTCGATCTCCGCGTTCAGCCTGGCGATCCGACGCTCGTAGACCACCTCCTGCTTCGCCCTCTGGGCCCTCTCCCGGGCCTCTTTCAGCGCGCCCACCCGCTCGGCCACGACGCCCGGGGCCCTGGCCTTGGCGGCCAGGCGGGCCCGACGCTCGGCCTGAGCGGTCCGGTACCGCTCCTGCTCCGCCTCGCTGCGCAGCATCGTATTGACACGCCGTGTCTCGTTCAGCGCCGCGCCCTGCTGAGCGATCTGCTGCTGGGCCATCTGTAGGGGCCGGAGCGAACTCATGAGCCCTGAGGCCACGCCTGCAAGCAGGAGAGAGAGCGCCTGAGCCCCTGGGCCCGCCCGCTCCGGCTCGGGCAGCCGGCTCGGGAGGTAGCGCGGCAGCGGCTCCTCGCCCCGACCCATCTCCGCCGCCGAGGGCAGCACGCCAGACCCGGCGATCTGCGCCAGACTCGCGGCGAGCCCACCCCCACGAGGCCCTGTGATCGTCATGGCAGCCTCCCCGCGCCCTGGAGCGCCGTCCACGCCTGCGCCGGCGTCGCCTGCTGCCCACCCCCAAAGGCCTTCAAACCGCCGCCCCTTACGGCCCCCGCGATGGCCGGGTTGCCGCTGGCCAACGCAGCCCCAGACAGGAGCGCTGGCAGAACCTTCTCCCAGCCGCTGCGCCAGTCCAGGTTGTTCGCAAAGTAGCTCGACATCGTGGCCCGCTGGCCGAGGTTCTGCTGCCCGAGCTGAGAGGCCATCTGGAAGAGCTGAAGGATCGCATCCGATCGCATCTGCGTCGGTAGCGACTGCCCAACCGCCCCCGCGATGTCGCCCACGCCGGACCCACCGAGACCCGAGCGCGCGAGACGCCGCTCAAGGTTCGTCGACGCCTGGCTCCCGGCCAGGCCCGCGTTCTCAAGCAGAGACGCGTAGGCGGGGGATCGCTGCAAGTACAGCATGAGGGAGTTGATCGTACGGGCCAGCTCTTCGGGGCCGAACGCGGAGGCGTTGTCCCGCGCGAACTGGCGGTACTTGAAACCGGGTGTCGCCATGCCTGGCCCCCCTACGAGAAGATCGTGATACGGCCGCCGACCCAGTATACCGTATCCGCTACGTTGTCGTCTGCGTGCCCCGGCTCCCGCTCCACGTACCACCCGAGCACCCAGTCGTCGGCGTCGAGGGTGCTCATGCTCGTGAAGTTGAACGTATAGGTACGGAGGTTGTTGTTGCTGGCCCCGAGGTGGAAGTCGAGCGTCTGGCTCACCGCGTCCGACGTGAAGTCGTTCTCCGAGGTGTCCCCGGGCTTCGGGTAGAGCTTGACGTTGAACCGGACCTGATCGCCAGCGGACGGGCTGCCACTCGGCTTGAGCACAAGCTCCACGTTGATCTTGTCCCTCGTCCCCACCGCGCTTGGCAAGATCACGGTGCCCACCAGCCGGCCGGTACCGGAGTCGGGGAACTCGAAGCCCCCGTAGTTGCCGTAGAGCCCCTGGGACGCCACCGTGAAGTTGGAACGAAGCGCATACATCGGCACCACGATCTTGCGCTCGGAGCCCTCGTTATCGACGTACGCCTTGATCGACTGCTGCGTGGCCAGAGATGAGGCGTCGTCGGATGCCATGTCGTCCTCGTCGAGAAAATCGTACTCGGCCAGGTCCACCTGACCCGAGTCCCCGGGCGTCGTCGTCAGCACCTTCCCAGCCGTGTAGCTACTCGACGACAACGTGATACCCTTCGATGAAGAGAAGAGCGCCTTGGCAACGGCCCATATGTTCTTGCATACGATCCGGTCGCTGCCCGACACGTTGGCGATGGCGATATCGTTACCCGATGCCGGCGTGATCGTGCTGATCGACAGCGACCCGCTGGAGTCGATCGACCCAACCTCCATGTCACCTGTGATGTCCGCATCGCCGGCCACCGACAGATCACCCGTGATCGACACGTCTCCATCCACCGTCACGTCTCCATCCACCGTCATGAGCCCGTTGTCGTCGAGCGATGGGTACCGCGGGCCAGGATTGGCCCACGGCCGTTGCCATGACCGTGGCGAGTCCTCCGATTGCTGCACAAAGCTTGGCGTGATGAGCGTGTCGATCTGCACGAGGAAGTCGTTCAGCTTGGAGAGCTGCTCGCGCATGATCGGGTCTTCGATCGTCGTCACATCAATCGGCGTGTAGCGGCGGGGCGTACCCATCTCAGGAGTCCTCCATGCCCTGGACGCGGTAGGCCAGTACGAGGTAGTCGAGCCCGATATCCTCGTCCGGGCCCCCGAGCGCGACACCGACCCGAACCGCCTCCGCAGACGCCCCCGGGAACCGCACGAGCCCGGAGTCGAGCGTGATCCGACGCTGCTTCTGGACCTCCTGCGGACCCTGCTCCGAGCGCAGCGCCCAGAGCGACATGCTCATCGGCGTCAGCAAGTTGTGGTCGGAGTAGTGCACGTACACGCGCTCGACATTCGCCTCCGCGGCCAGACCCGCCGGGTAGATATCACCTGTTTCAACCTGGAACCCATCGGTTGGTGCGTTCGGCGTCACGCCGCTGTCCTCTAGCCACACGCCGCCTGTGAAGTCGCCGTAGAGGTGGTAGACCTCCGATCCGACCCGCATGATGCCCGCGGCCCCGCCGAACGGTAGATGGCACGGGCCGGTGACCTTCATACGCCCCCCCTGGAGAACGTGAGAGGGGTGGTAGTGGTAGATCAATCGCTTGTTCACGGTCTGCGATCCGGCGGCGGCGTAGTACAGGACCAGCGCCGACCACTTCGGGTAGTTGATGAGCGAACACACATGGACTAGGTCCGGGTTCACCATGTCCTGCCACGCCAGCCCCTCGGAGAGCGTCCAGCATCGGTAGCCATCGGTGGCGCAGAGCCCCTGGTACCGGTCGATGAACGCGAACACCTGGGGCTGACCTTCGATCTGCACCTGCGTCACGGCGGCCCGCCCGACAATCCCATACGCGGTAGATACGAGCTGCCACGGCCGCCCGCGGTTGAAGTCGAAATCGGCATCCGACGGCAGATAGTCGACGCGGACGATGGCCCGGTGTAGACCGACGATCAGCCGGTCCTGCCGCGAAGCCATTGCGGTGATGACATCTGCGTCGGGCGTCTCGATGTTGAGGTAGTAGGGCGACGGGAAGTAGTGATGCTCCCCGGGGTAGCTGTACCGCAGCACCGAGGGGTCGCTCACGTCATTGGTGACGAGCGCGCCCTCGAAGCTAGCCCCGACGCTAGCGATCGGCGGGGGGCTGTTCCTGTGGTGGACCGTGCCGGATACGACCATCGTATCGTATGGCGTGCCCGCATCATCCGGCTGGTCACCGCGGTGCCATACCTGCACCTCGATGACATCCACGTAGACATCGTTGAACGCCGGCGTGTCGGTGTCACCCTGTACGCGCAGATGCACGCGGAACGACGACGCCTCTACCTCTGATGTGGACAGCGACAGCCCCCACAGGTCATTGGGCGCACCCAGCCAGTAGTTGTTCAGCGTCTCGCTCAAAAACGGCGTGGCCTTGACATCGGAATACGTGGAGCTGTCTTTCCCGATACGCACAGTTAGCCGGTAGTTCTCGTCCTCGATCACGCACTTGGCCTTGATCCTGACGCGAACGCCGACTACCGGCGATACCAGGCTACTGAACCCGAACGTGTGCCAGTCTCCAACGTCATCCTTGTTCCCGGTCGCCGACGTGCCATCTTCGGTGTGGGCCTCATCGGGGCTACCCCACGCCGACGCCGTGTTGGCCGTCGGCGTGTTGGTCTGCAGCCCCGCGTTGATCCTGTGTGCGAACTGGGAGATCTCGATATCTACCGTCGAGATGCGCTCACCGGTAGAGTAGGATGGGCGGCTGTCGTCATCGGAGTCCGCTGTCGTGACGGTAGACCGGTAAATGCGCCACTGGTCCGCCGAGTCGTTCACGATCGCTGCACGCGTGACCGTGATGTGCTGCGTGGACGTGCTGGACACGCTCGCCGCCTGCGAGTCCCCGTCGAATGCGCTCTCAAGGTCGTTCTCGGAGTCGTACTCGGTGTACCAATACCAGTAGTACACATCTGACGTGCCGTCGTACGAGCCAGTGGACGTGTCGCGCTCCACCGCGATCCCCGTCGGAACGGCCGTCATCCCGTGGCGGCGGAACGTGGACGAGCCAGACTTGGCCACGAGGTTGCCATTCACGCCGTCAAGCAGCACGAACTGATTGTTGAAGTACACTGCCCGGCTATGGTCAGAGACCGGGCTGAGCGCATCGGGCAGCGTAGCCTCGGAAAAGACACCCGTCTCCCCGTCATCACTCAGCCACCACGTGCTCTTTGTGCGCGCAGCCACCTTCCCGCCAGCATCGTCAAACGCTAGATGGTGCACGCCGTAGACGGGCGAGCCCTCTGCCGCCACGGCAAACTGCGTCCGGCCCGGCACCCTACGGATGGCCGGGTCGTTGATCCGGTAGTAGGCGTCGGTTGCCGAAGTCAAGCCGCCATCGGGCACGAGACTCTTGTCCGGCCGGTTCACGAGGCCCATGTTGAGCGGTATGACCTTCGTCTGAAGCGGCATTACTGGCTCTGCCCCTCGGTGATCGTCCCCGTACCAGAGTCGTTCAGGGCAGCGACGGCGTTGTCGATGAGTTGGTTACCGTCGACGAGATTGGAGTCGCAAGTCGCCGCCGCGATGTTGATCCCGTAAGGCCCATTGTTGAAGCAGACATTCCCCACGATTGCGTTCTTGTCACAGTTTGCTGTCAGCTCGATCCCATCGTCGTTGCAGGTGTTGACGACATTCCCTGTGATCGACGATCGGTCAACCGTGTCCAACACGATGCCGTTTAAACCAGCGGCGTAGACCGAATTCCCCGAAATCGCAATTCCATTGGCGTTCTCAATGTCGATCCCATCATTCACGCCAAAGTTACACCTTATTGAGTTGCCTTGGATGACACCGCGGTAGATGTAGCTAGCAAACACACCACCCTTGACGTCCTCCATCATGTTCCCAGAGATCTTCGCAAGCGGGACGCCCGTACAATTGATGCCGACAGCCGTAGTGTCTTCGATCATGTTGTTGGTGATAGCTACCATGTAGTTCGTGCCGATCGACTCGGACGTTTCTGCACCGACCACGTTGACCGCTACCACGGACCCCGTGGTGTACTCGATGATGTTGCGGTCGACCGTCACGTACTTGAGTAGATCCCCGCTCGTAACGGTTAGATCAATCGCTATGCCGTCGGGAGCGATGAAGTGGTTGCCGCAGATCTCGCCGTAGGCGATGTTCGCGCCGCCTACGCCCTTGCCGCACGTATCGAAGATGTTCCCGTTCACAAAGAACCGCTGGACGTGAAGCGAGGTGCCGGTACCACCGGTCCGCCCAAGCACTAGCGCCGTGCCGTCCACGTTCAGGAACCGGCACCGCTCGACCCACACCTCCTTGACCCCACGATCCAGCACCAGCGCCTTGAGGCTCGACACGCTGTTCGCGTCGAACGTCTTGCCGCGGAACGCAAGGATGTTGTGCCGGGCCGCTCCGGATATGTAGAACATCTGTGAGTCGGCGAACCCAGCCTTGGCCTTGAGGATAGACGCCGTCTCCCCGGTCAGCTCCATACCACCAGCGTCGGCGTTGTTCTTGTCCATCTCGATCGTGGCGTCGATGTAGGCGGTTCCTTTCGGGGCCAGGATCTGGCTGGTGGCCCCGGAGCGCGCCATCCGCTCGAATGCGTCCTCTAGGTGGATCGCGTTCCGGGTGGCCGTGGCCGTCGACCCGTCGAACGAGACCCCATCGTCCTCCAGCGTGGGCGCATAGAGGGTGCCGCCCTCCTGAGAGCGGATCAGTACCGCATCGGTGCTCCCGCCAATGTCGATCACCACGTCGAACGACCGGGCCGCCACGTAGACCGGGGGCAGTCTGCCCGCGCTGTCCGTGCTGGCGTTTGCGTCCGTTGTGAGACCGCCTGACTCGGTGTTGAGGAGCGTCTGCATGCGCTCATCGCTGTAGATCCTGGGGAACCCATCACCGGCCGATCGCGCCGTGATGAGCAGCCGATCGCCGGCCGAGACGGCCACGTCACTGCCGCTCAGAACCGCCGTGTCTTGGTCCGTGATGGAGTCCACCGTGAGGCTGTCGCCGGAGCCGTAGCTCGACGCGGAGAACACCTCCAGCGTATCCCCCGGCTTCATATAGCCCACGTCGTCGAGCTCGACGGTGGTGCCCCCGCTCGTGACCGTGGTCCCTATCCGCACGTCTGCGCCCTGGAAGTGAAAGTAGACCATGGCGCTGCCGGCGGGGACCTGGGCAGAGTCCGTCCCCGACCTGTCCTTGATGACCGTGAGATCGTACTTGCGAAGCTCCGGCATAGAACGATCCTATCGTTGGCGATCTCTGCTACGCGAGCGCCAGCCGCCCACGGCACGAGGAGGCGGGTTTCTCTGTAACGCCCCGATGTGGAGCCCGTCACTGGCCGCGTTCCAGGCGGGCGAGGACGGCCACAGAACGAATGCTCGGGGGAGGATGTCCGTAGCGGACCCGTTGTAGCGCACGAACCGTGGCCGCTGGTCGCCGATCCCGTTGGTGTCGTAGCCCTGCCCCTGCCAGGTAGTGAATGTCCGAGACGTACCTTCGTCGTCGAACGACACGGCGTTGTCGGGGTCGTAGTACAGGTTGTAATCGAGGCTCACGCTCGCGGCCCCGCTCGTGACCGTCACCATGTTCGCCGAGCCGGCCCGCACGTCGATCATGACGCTGTTGGTGATGGAAACCGTATTGGCCGTGGCCGCGATTTGAACCGCATCGTTGAATGGCCGCACGAACGTGCAGTGATCGACCGCTACGTTGTCCGCCTGAATGTCGAGGGTGTTGTCGGAGGCCCAGTGCGAGACACTGTAGGACAGCGTGGCCCCATCGCACGTGTCGTCGAAGAAATACCCATCGTCTGATGTGGAGTCCGTGGCGCAGTAGGACACCGATATGTCGTTAACAAAGGCAAGCTGGAACGCGTGGCCCGCGCCGCGCACATAGCACGAGTCAACTCGAACCGTGTCGCAGTCCTCCCCGCTCCACGCCGTCGTGGCGAGGAAATCGGTATTGTGCATCGTGTGAGTCTGCGAGATGCCACGGTAGCGGCGCGTGAACCGTATGTTCGCGATCTTCACTCGATCAGCGTCCCGGAGGTCAATCGCGTCTGACCCGTTGCCGGAGCTGCCTTGGTCCTCACCCGCATTCCACATCACGCAGTCACGCACGATCAGGCTATCCACCTCGATCGCCTTGACGGCCGGCGGCATGCCCAGCGTGTCGGGCAGATCGGACTGAGAGTTGAACGCGCACCCGATCACCCGATGCCCCTCCAGCCGCGTCGCGCCGTCGCCCTGGAATGACACCGCGAAGTCATCCTCGTTCGTCCGCCCGCTGAACACACAGTCGATAATCGACACGCCGTAGATGCCCGAGCGTATGTTGATGATCGGCTGCGAGGCCCCGCAACTGATACTGTCAAAGACGACATCCGCGAGCGTGAGACTGTCGCCGGTCGAGTTGTAGATGAGAGGCGTGGTGTTGTCGTAGTTGGCGACACTCGCGTACCGGATCGTACAGCCGTCCTTGCCGTTGTAGTGGTTCAGCAGCCGGTCGCTACCGGATAGCGACGTACCGGTGTAGTCGATCACGGGCCTGGCCTGGCCCGGGTAGCCGCGCAGCAGAACGTGGCTATCCCCGAACTGCCAGCCCTTCATGTTGGCATCACCACCCTGGTTCAACGTGGTGAAGGAGCCGTTGTCTCCAAGCATCGTCAGCGTGTCGCCGTCGGCCAGCCCGGCCAGCGCCGTCTTGATCGTCTTGAGCGGCGACCCGAAGGTGCCCGGGTTCGTATCACCGCCGTCTGCCGCTACGTAGAACTGCGTCCGCCCACCTGCCGGCAGCGTTGTGACCGCCGTCGTGTCGCTCCAGTCCGTACCGACAACATCGCCGTTCCACGCCTTCGTCGTGATGTTGTACTCCACATTTTCCGCCAGCCCGGTCACGGTGACGTCCGTTGTCGTCGACCTGTAGGCCGACGTCCCCAGTGCGCCATCGCTCTGCACATACTTCGATGAGTCCACGACGTAGACGGAGAACTCGGTGTACGCCGGATTCCCGTTCACGTCCACCGTCAGATCAATAGATGTCTCCCCGATGTCAGTGACGATCGGAGCGCCGGGGATAGCCGCGGCCGTGTACCGCGTCTTAGACACAGAAGTAGAGACCACAGCCTCGTCACCATTTCTAGCGTAGATCGTCCCAATCGCGATATCTTCGTTGGGAGTGAACGCAATTTCACCACCAGTGAGCTGAGTATAGCCAGTAGCCACAAGTACGCTGTCTTGTTGGTACGGCCGATCGCCAAGATCACCTATAATTGTGAACCTTATACCGGAACCTGCCTCAGACAATCTCGGGAAAACCCCAACAGCTTCCATCGTCAACGATGTAGTCGTTCGTGCCGTGACAATCACACTATCGGGTGCAGTGTAGGCGCTGTAGTCCAAGTTGACGGGCGACCACGCTGATACGTTGGGCGGTATCGCCGCGTCTCTTGACCGAACCCGGTAATGATACTGGTAGTTCGCGAGCAGACTGTCCTGAGCGAACGCCACCGTCGCCGCGTCGTGATCGAGCTGCCATGCGGAGAAATCGTCGCGTGTCACGTTCCATAGCTGATAGCGCACCGGGTTGGACGGCCCATCACTGGTCTCGTCATCGACCGCGTTGACGTACACCACCGTCGAGTCCTCATTCACATCCGTGAACGAGCTGAACGTCGGCGTCGGCGGGGGCGTCACATCACCGAAGTTCCCAGGGGCCGAACCCGTCCAGTACCACGAGTAGACCGTGGTGGCTTCCGAGGGATCGTCATACGCTGGCTGGTACCCCACTCCCTGGGCGTCCACCGTCACCACATCGGCACTGTCCCCATCGACCGAAAAGGCGTACGTCGAGTCAGACAGCATCTCGACGTAGTGGATGATGTCATCCGCACTCGCCGGGTAGAGACCCATACCTGCAGCCAACACCAGAAGAGCGAGGAGAAGCCGACGCGCCATCGTCACGGCGTGACATCCTTTGCGTAGAGATCATGAGAGCGGTGGATCTCGAAACGACCGCCGTGAGGGGACCGGAAGGTCAAGACGCCCTGAGCGTCCACATCAGACGACGCCACAAACCCCTCATCTCCGAAGATGGCGTACGCGCCAGGCTTCATGCTCTCGATGTAGTGCCGAAACCAGCCATCCGTTGCGTTGGTCTGGTAGTCGGCCGAGCCGTCCTCTGCGTCGTCGATAGAGAAGATAAAGACGCGGGTGGTGTCGCTCGTGGCCAGCTCAGTGCCGAGATGCAGCCCATCGTAGTCAGAGATGAGTGATACGGACGTGGTGGCCGTGCTCGTGTCGCTGGCCTGGTAGACGTGGATCAGGATCTCGGCCGACGTACCAGCTAGATCGTATTCGAGCTCCACCCGGCCACCCTTGGCGAGCCCGGCAGGGGTCCAGTCGTCGTCGTATTCAGTTTGCGTCAGCCCGGAACCGCAATCGCACCCGAACCCATCGGTGCAGAGCGCGTAGTTGTGACCCGACTGCCGACTGTAGAACTCGAAGCTGATGTTGGTGTCGACCGTTTCATCCCACACCGGGTCTGTGGCATACGGCAAGATGCATTGGTCGGTGTCGCTAAGGAACCGTGTCCCTTCCGTCCAGTCCCCGACCGAATTCGGGCCACCGATCCGAACGATGTCGACGCCAGAGGTCGGGTATACCACCGTCTGATGTAGCCTTGAGTCCCCATGGTCGTAGTACCAACCCGACGCCCCACTGGCGTACATGCCCGCCGTGCCACCGTAGTCATTAGCGGACCCGCCACCAGTCCAATCCCCCGCGTCCAGCACAATCGTCGCCGTGGAGTCGGAAAGCGTCTGAGTCGTCACGTAGATCGTCGTGCTACTTGAGGCGCTGAAATGTGCGTCAACCCGCTCGCCGATGATGAAATACTCGCCTAACCCACTGTGAAAAATGGCCCGTTGCAAGTTGTCTACCGTCTCGGCACCAGACCAGAACGACGCCTCACCGTTTGGAAACGCGCGCGTCATGTCCGCCAGCGTGTACGAGTCACCTGACGGGAAATACTTGAACTTAGTTGTCCCTCCATTCCGCCAGCAGTCACCGAGATAATCCTCAAGCGACCCATCAAACCCCGCCCCACACGGCCTGAAACCCTGAGAGCTGTTCCCGTCGCTCAAGTGCATGTAAGGAAGTGGGCGAGACCAGCCCCCGGCGTCGGTCAGATCCGTGATGGTACTGAAATCAATCGGCAACGGCTCGCCCGAATAGGAGTCGTAAGTATTCGACGGGTTCACGATGCGGATCGTGTTGCCCGACATCGCATTTGCTCTCCAGAGCACGCCGTTGATGTAGGGACTTGTGCCGTCATAAGGACCACGCCGACACGTCAGTAGATCGTTCCCGCGTCCGATTGTGATATGACCGTTCAGGCCACCCCCTTGATGCCCGCCGACATTGGACCCGCAGTACATCCACGCCCACACAGACGTGTTGTTGTTCTCACCTAGAACCATGTTGGACCGGTAGGTGGTGTACGGAGACTCACCGTTGGACGTGTCGAAATCCCCGAAGTGCTTCGAATAGTCCACGGCTGTAGACGCCGGGTTGGGCACCCTGGTGACGGCCTTGTCGTTCCACATGATCTCGGCCCAATCGAACCCCGTACCGCTCAAGAGCCCCGAATGAGCAGCGATAGAGTCCAGAGCAGCGAGTTGCGTCCCATCCTCGGCCATAGATGCCAGCGCGTAGTAGTAGTAGACCATCGTTCCGTACGGTGCATCGAACTCGCCCTGATCGCCGGTATGCGTCCCGCGATACCCATCGGGACGGGACCATCGGACGAACCAATCCGCCATGTTCTGATAGTGATCTGAGTAGGTCGTGTAGAGGGAGTCGGTAGTCGCGGCATCCCACATCAGCATGTTCGGGATCATGCTCTGCGGAATCTGGTTGAGATAGCCGCGCACCATCCCGTACCAGAACTGATCGTGGAACTCGTTCTGGTCTTCCCACACCTGGAACCTCTGGTCTAGGTCCTGATCAACCTCCTGCTGACTGTACCCCGAGATCGCCGCTAGTGCCTCGTCGGCGTAGATGACAGCCTGAGCCGCCATGTAGCCTTCGCGCATGTGGTCGGCGTTGTAGTTGATTTGGTTGAAGTTCTCGACCGCGCCCGTCGTCTGGTCGATTGCGTGCCACACTACCTGCGTCCACTCATCAGCTCGCAGCGTATCGGTGTCCGTGCCAGCTCGAAGCGTGTCCACCGACCAGTCATACGTCATGAGAAGCCCAACATGATCGCCGCGCTCCCACATATTGTCATTGTCTGACCCCTGAACGATGTCCGCAATCGTGCCGTTACCAGCCAGCTTGGAATGCGCGATCACAGTATCCATCACCGTTTCGGTCAGGTAATCCCACACCGAGTCAGCAAACGCCTGCTCGCTCGTACCCGCGGCTACTCGCCATGCCACCATGAGGTTCTTGAACACGTCACCAGCCCGGCCACAATCGCCCTGGCTCCATTCGGTGCCATTCAGGTCAATGCCATCCGCCACATCGTCATGATCGAACGCCTTGCCGAAGTAGCCGCGCACAGCTGCCTGTAGCGACGCCCACTCAGCGGTGTGCGTGGAGTCTTGATCCGGGTACAGCGTGGAGTCGGCCGACGAGCCAATGTCACACCGGACACGCCAGAGCGCGACGTCACTGTCACTACGAACAAACGCTCTCGGATGCGTCGGCCACATTGAGAACTCGGTCACGCCCCCCGATGCGTCGCCGGCCACGGCCAGCACCAGGAGACACGTGAGAACAAAGGCGATGCCATGCCGCATTAGTGGCCCCCCTTACGGCCGGTAGGGCTGGCTCTCGACCGTATAGGCCGTGGAGCCGGACCCATCGTAGACGCCAACGACAAGAGAGTCACAGAGCGGCGTGAACGCCCACGGGATGCCAGCGGGTATCCGCAACGTGTCCGCCGTGTCCACCGTGCCACAGGCATTGCTGAAGTAGTAGCACCGGTTCATCAGCACGAAGAGGTCTTCGTCGTAGCTATAGAGGCGAAGCCACGCCTGCGGCTTATCGGTCCATGCGAGGGTGTCCGGCGTCGTGTCCGTCAGGCTGCCGAGGTACGGGTCGTACTCCGACTCCCCGAAATCGGTGATCGGCGTGTGGCGCTGCGCCTGTGCCGGCACCGCGAGCACCGCGAGCAACACGAGCGCCGAGATCAGCAGTCGAGACAGCATCTCAGTCCTCCCAATAGCCCGGGCGCGTAACATCGGCTGCCACGCCCACCTCGGCTTGTGACTTCCACCTCGGATTGCGATCCGGCCGTGTCGTGTCGTCCGCGCGAGCCTGCCGGAACGCTCGCTCCGCCTCCTGCATCCAGTACCGAAGCCTGGATGTTTCCGCATCGTGGTCTGCCAGCATGTTCGCCCTGGCCTTGTAGAGAATGGCCGAACGCCACTTCTTCGGGAAGTTCAGCGTCTCCTCGTCCATGGTTAGCTCTGTGATGAGCCGAAAGTAGTAGACCCGGAGCGTGTCGTCCGCTCCAGGCACCGGGAACACCTGGATCTGGTTGTTCTCCCCGGTCAGGAACGTAGTGTAGAATCGTGGCACCCCGCTGTAGGTATCGAGATCACCGTAGACGGCTCGGTTCATGTCCCTGGTCTCAACCGGGTGGAGCGGCCTGTCGTTCGAGCCGATCATCCGCACCGCGTAGATGTGGTTGAGGTCGCTCGGCAGGTCGTAGCTATCCGTCCCCGATGAGACGGCGATATCCGCGCTCTCCTTCTGGAGCGCCTTCCAGGTCCGCCGACGGTTCATCTCGTCGATCCCGAGGTTGATCCAGTCGGCCGCCTCGCTCAAATCCTCGTCGTTCGGCGTACCGCCACCGATCGCGCGGGCCACGAACCGCTTCGCCTTCGCGAAGTTCCAGTTGCCGGTCGACACGCCGCTCGACGGTACGGATACGACAAGCCCCATGACTACCTCGACGTCACGACAACCCTGGGGTTGACGCGCTCGATTTGCTCCCGCATGTAGTCTGCCCACTGGCGAACGACATCGCGGTGGTCGCGGTTCGCCTTGACCCACTCCTGCGCGTTCATCGCCAGCCGCTTACGCAGCGTCTCGTCCGCGATGGCCGCGCGTAGCTGCACCTCGAACTGCTCGATGGTGTCGTAGAGCAGCCCGTTCTGCCCGTTCGTGATCTCGGTGTACGGCGGGATGTTCCTGGCAATCGTCACCGCCGGGTGGTGCGGGATCGCCGAGGCCTCGTACCACTTGATCGCGCTCTTGGCGCGGTTGAACCGAGTGTCGTCCAGGGGGGCCAGGTTGATATCGTGCCCGATGCCGCAGAGACGTGACAGATACGCCTCCACCGGCACATACGAGATGAACTCGACCTTGTGCTTGGGCAGCTTCTCGAACGGCTCGCGGTACCCGTCGCCCCAGATCAGGAGCTTGACATTCTCCGTTTCCGACACCACGCGAACCACCGCTTCATTGATTTCGTACCAGTCCACGATATGACTCGTGCCGCCTTGCCACAGGATACGTACGGTGTCGTCCTGTTCGAGACGGATCGTGTGGTAGTCCTCGAAGCGGATCGCGTTCGGCCGGATGAAGACATGCTCGCACCCCTGCTCGCGGTAGTAGTCTGCCAGCTCTTGTGACGTGACCGTCACCACATCGCAGAACTTCGCGTTCTCGATGCCCTGCTGGATGTTCACATGGTTGCGCTCGATGTCGAACCCGTGGTGCCCATCGACATAGAGGACAATGGGCTTCCCGTCGGTCTTGCGACCTATCGCCACCTGGTCGCCCTTGTTCAGCGGCGTGCCATCTGGGCTACGCGTTCCAAGGAACCGAAATGCCGGGTTCGTCGGATGAACGTACTCGTCCAGGTCGTCCTTGTCGTAGACCAGCACCGGCACGTCGTTCGCCTCTTGACGGGCCTTTCGTAGCCGCTGCATGAACCGCATATGCTGCTGCGAGCGGCTCGTATTTTGGACGACGGTGGCCTTGAGAAGCGCGGCCTCGGTGCGCTCGCGGTTCCGGGTCCAGCTCCGGTACTCCTCGTCGGTGTTGTCCTCATGCGTCGGTGCCGGGTAGTGCATCGTCTCATCGAAGAACGCCATGCCCTCGCCGGAGTCTTCGAGCCCCTGGCCAAGCATGTACGCCCGGTAGTACCAGCACCCCCCCGGCTTCGGGGCCATCTCCGTGTAGAACCAGATCGGCTCCTTCTTCCCGATCACAAGGCACCCCTTCTAGTCTCGGTATAGCCGGCTCGGAACCACGGACACTCCCGCAGCAGCGTCGCATGCGCGCGCATGTCGGTCATGGCCTCGGGCCAGAAGTGTTCCAGGATGAACACGGCGCGAAGCGGCATGTGGCTCACGTGCTGCATGTGGTCGGTCGCCCCAAGAACCCGCCCGTGGTTCGATACCTTGGCCGTGTCGTCGTAGTGGTCTCGGACCCGCTGGTACCGCTCTAGCTGACCCCGCACCGCCGGCACGGCCTTGAACTCGTCGGCGGACAGAAGCTCCTTGACGAGTCTTGGAATGCCCGGTGACATCAGCGGCCCCCCTTGGCGATACGAAGCGTCTCGGGCATCTTCCCGCCGCTCCTCTTGGGCTTGGTACGTCCCTCCGGGTGGTACATGGGTCCGGCCGTACCCTCGTCGCGGCCCTTCACGGGCGGCATCTCGGGTAGCGCGGGCCCGTTCCCGAGCGCCTGCTGGAGCCGCTTGTGGCTCATGTGCTCGCCTTCGGACGAGTCGTTGCGATGCTTCAACATCCTGGCCTCCAGGCGCGTGGCCGGCCACCACGACCGACCACGCGGTTGATTGCCTGTTCCGCTACGACCCCACGTTGGCCACGCCGTAAAACCGGCCGTGTCCACCCGTCGAGTCCGACGAATCCCCGCCGTTCGCGACCATGAGGCACGCCTCCATGAGCACGATCCCACGGGTCGAGTCCGCGTTCGTCGCGATCGGAATGTGACGCGGCCGGCGGAGGAAGTCCGCCGAGATCCGCTTCATGTCCAGGAAGAACACCGACCCCTTGCCGTCTGCCGACGCCACGCCGGCATCGGCAGTTCCGCTCGTGCCCGTCGGGCAGAGCCAGTTGGTGTGGATCCTCATCAGCCCGCCGACCGGCGCGTTGTAGAAGTCCACGTTGGCATCGAGCGTGTTGTCCGCCGCAGCGATCACACGGGAGTTTCCGAACGTGTTCGACGCACCCCACTGCGCGATCTGCACCTTCGCCGCCGGCGACACGATCACGTCACGCGGGTTCCCACCGTCCTGGTACACGTTCTGGATCACGCGCACGAAGCTCGTCTCAAGCAGAATGTGCCCAGAACCGGTGTCCGCACCACCACCAAGGGTGGCCGCGTCGTCCGCGTGGTACGCATGAACCTGGATGAAGTCCTGTAGGGTCTTCATCAGACGCGCAGCACCCGTGCCACCCGTCGTCGACGCCGCCGCGGCGCTCATCGCCTTCCGCTCGAAGTTCCGACGGATCTCCTTTAGCGCATCGACCACACCCGTGCGGTACTTCCCGAGTGCGCCCACCGAGTCCACAGCCTGCTCGGTGTTCGAAATCTCGGTATCCGCACGGAAGATGTGCGTGTTCGTCGACTTGCGCCGAGGGTTCGGCCGAGCCTGCTCGTCGAACCCAGCACCTTCGGCGGCACCGGCAATCGACGTGCTGCGCAACGCGTACTCGATCCACTCGTGCGTCGTATGCGTTGCCACGCCCTTCTTCGCCATTGTGAAGATGGGCGTGTCCCACCGATCAATGTTGAACACGACCGGCGAGAGGTCTTCTCTGTTGGCTCCCGTCCCCGCGCCCACCCCGTACCCGGTCTGGTAAACGGTGGTGACGTCGGAGGACGAAAGAGTCCCAGCCATAGTACCGTCCCCCTAACGAGGCGACATCGCGGCTAGAACCCTCGGAGCTTGCCTTTCATCCACGACGGCTCCTCTGGGTCATCAATCGGCATCAACGCGTCGAGCAGAGTATCCTCATTGCCGGTCTTGTGGTACTCCGCGATCGCGGCGTCTCTGGAATCCTTGCTGACCGTCCCTGGGCCCACATCACGCGAGGGCGTATTCGAGTGAACGGGGGTCGCTGTGGCACGTGCTTGCGCCATCTGACCCTCGTCCTCTGCGGCCTGCGCTCGGCTCTGTGAGACTGTCTTCACCGCACGAGTGGCGCGCATTCGGTTCCACGCCCACTCGCGCGCCACCTCCGGGTCGGTCATCAAGATCCGGTTGTACCGCTCTGCCACCTCTGGATCGGATTGAATGAACTGATCGACCTCCGGCGGGTTGTAGCCCTGGTCCTTGTAGGTCTGTGACAGACGCCCATCCGCGGCCTGCGCCTCCTGAAACGGACGCGCCAAGTCGTTGAAGACGCCTTGCACCGCCTGCGCGAAACCATCGGGGTCGATCCCCTGCTCCACGAGCCCTTTGCGCCAGTCCGGATCCGCCGTGGGGTCTGGATTAGCCTCCCCCGCGGTCGATGCGCTGGCTTGCTTGAGCTCCGTGTTCTCGGCGGCGAGACGACGACCTTCTTCCGCCGAGGAGAGGAGCGCTTTCTGTACCTGCGCGTCCAGCTCCTCACGTGAGCCCGCCCGGTAGGTACCGACGCCCGGCACCTCCATGACGAACTCCTGCGGCTCCTCGGTGTCGCTACCGTCGCCTCCAGTGGGCTCGGCCTGCGGAGTATCCGACTCGCCAAGCCCTGGATGACCGATGTTCAGCCCATCGGCCACGTCGTCCTCGTTCTCAGGAGTAGCCTGATCCTCGGACATCATTCCTCCCCTCTCTCCGGACCCGGAGTAGCCGCGTCATCGGAGATCGGTGGTCTCGCATGAGGACCGTTACGGCCGACGGCCGCCACCACGCGGTTGCGTTGCGCTTCCCGCTCCTCATGCTCCTTCCGCTTCTTCTCTTCCTCCAGCCTCCGGTCGTACTGCTTGACCATGAGAGCTGGGAACTTCATGATTTCCACGAGCGCGTTGACGCGCCCCTTGATCTCTTCGTCGCTGAGCTGTTGCCGCCGCTCACTCATCGGCCTGCGCCAATCCTCGATCCACCCCTGCACGCGGTCCTGCATGATCCGCTGCATCGTCATGAGCCACCGGGGGTCGTCCATCAGATCCCGAAGGTTCGTGTAGTCCTGCTTCGTCAGCTTCATCTCAGCCCCCCGTCACCGCGCGCATCACCGCTGTCATCGGGTCGGGGGCCTCGGACGGTGTGCCGTTCGGCACGGCGGACGGTGTGCCGTTCGGCACGGCGGTCGAGGTCCCCCTACTACCACCGGTTCCTTCCCGTCCGAGAGCCCCCATAGCTTGCATCTGGAGAGCCATTTGCTCGGGGCTCATGCGCGTCAGCTCTAGCGCGTTGCCGAACTCCAGGCTCTCGAACACCTGCCGCGCCATGTTCTCCCAGTTGATCTGTGCCATCATCGGCGGCACCGTGCCGAAAATCTGAATGGCGGTAAGGATCTTCTGCGTCGTCACATCCTTGGTGAGCGCCGTGGAGCCGGTCGCCCGCGCGTCGTAGTCGCCGTCTAGATCCATCGGGCCCAGCATGTCGACCGGCGAGACCCGCTGGCTCGTCACCGGGTTGATCTGCGCGTCGAGGCCAAGGATGCGCGACTGCCGCTCGGTCGTGAGGAACTGCCGGTCCAGGTCCCGGAAATCGGTAGCGATCGGCTCCCACGCCTGCTCTTCTGCCAACCGGATCTCAAGCAAGATGCGGTTGGCCACGGCCTGCTGCCGGCCCGAGAACTCGGTGGCGCTGAGCCGCTTGGTGACGCCCGTGCCGCCCATCACCGTGTCCTCGATCGTGCCTGTGGACTGCTGCATCCATGCCCAGAGCTGTTGCAGCTCGGGATAGATGTGGTCCACGCCGCGGAGATCGGGAATCCACGGCCGGATCGAGGAAGTGATGTCGTCGTCGGTGAAGATGACGTTGCCCGGACGCGCGTAGAGCGAGTCCACGTCCACGCCGGCATCGCGCCGGGCGATCATCACCGGATCGGCCACGAGGTCGATGATGTCCGCCTTCTGAGAGGCCAGGCGGTTCGCGAGCATCTGCATCTTCTCGACGATCTCTAGCTTGCCCGGACTGTGGTAGCTGTGGGGGTCCTGGAACGGGGCGATGGACCGGAACGGGAGCCGGCCGTGGAAGTAGGGGTAGTCCCGGTTCCGTAGCAGCTCCACGCCGTTTGCCAGTGTGACGACCCGCATCTTGGTCCCGTTCGGCGGCACGAGCTCGTCGGGGACAGAGCCCCACATCTCCCATATCTCGACCGGGCGGGCGAGGGGGTCCTCGCTGGCCCCGGGCTCGTCGAACTGGTTTCGGGAGTAGGTGCCCCGCTCAGCGAAGACCGCCTCCCGGTGGTTCGATCGGAGGATCTTCGAGAGCTTGTCCTCGGAGATCGGGTCGTAGATGCCCTCTCGGGCCATGAGCCGCACAGTATCGGCATCGAGCCAGTGCCGGACGATGAACCAGTCCATCTCCTCGATGCGTGGGACGCCGGGCTGGGGGAAGCTGTCCAGAATGTCGATGACCCGGAGCGTGGGCCGGTCCCTCACGATCACGCCCTCGTGAGTCTCTAGCGTCCGTAGGATACGCCCGCTGCTATCTCGGACCGCCTTGCCTGTGTACGGGTCGGTCACGGGCACGAAGACCTTCTTGTCCTCGATCTTGGTCTCGTAGCCGGTCATCATCGTGGTCACGCCGTAGATGTCGGCGCTCAGGTAGGCGTCGTAGCAGGTTCGATAGAACCCGGTGTCTTTCATCTGTGCGGCGACGAGGCTGGTCTGCCGGCGAGCTGTGTCGGCATCCTCGGGCCCCCCGGGCTCAAAGTTGACGTAGGGCATTCTGCCAGCGGTGGCCTGGACCTTGTGTGATACATCGGATTGGATGATGGAGAAGCCGAGGGGGATGTGGAGGTTGTTTCGGTGGGGGTGGAAGCGGCCGGTGTAAGTTCCGCGGTAGAGGTCGTAGCGCCTCGCGCAGCTTTGAAAGACCGACTGGAAGGCGTTGTCGGAGGCGTGGAAACGCCCCCGCACCGCGTTCACCATCTGGCGCTCGCGTGCCTCTGCGCCCCTCTCGCGCCGTATCTCTCCTGCCATCGTACCCACCGGGGTCGACCATTGCGTCGATTTGGACCGTACCGACGACGGTTCGACCAGTATGCTCCAGATCCGACCAGATCGTCGACCTCATGGCAGGGTACGCGGTGACATGGGGGAGGTGTCAACAGGTTTCACGTGAAACGAGCGCGACTAGAAGTAGAGCACGCCCATCATGGAGCCGAACCCGTACTCTGTGCTCTCGTCGTCGTGGATGTAGGTCGAGTATAAGTCCAGATCATCCAACGCGTTACGGATACTCTCACCCTCCTCGTCGGTGATCCAGTTGCTCCGCTGGAACACACCGGTCACGAGGGACGCCTTGAGCCGGCCGAGGGTCAGGAGCGTGGTGCTGGGGTCGACCGGCCCGTTGGCCCCCATCCCCCGGGGGCCGAGGTGGAGCACCGAGTACGCCTCCTCGGCGCTCATGAGCGAGGTGTGGATGTCCTCGATCACATAGACGGTGTGGCCATTGTTCACCACCCGTTGGTGGAGGTTCACAAGAAGCCGCTGCTGGTCGATGTGTGCGTGCGAGGCGTCGTCGACCACAATGCTCGGCATCTCGAACATGCTGCCAAGCGCGGTCTCGATCACCTCCGGGTCCTTCTGGTCGCCTTCATGGAGGTGGATGCGCGGGTGGTCGTGAACGCCGTCCTGGACCCGCTCTAGGCTGATGTCGAGACCGTGGATCTGGGCCTGGGGGAAGTAGTCGGCCCACATCCGAAGCGAGACCCCCGCCTCCACGCCGGTCTCGAAGAGAACCATCTCCGCGTTCCTCCACGACCCAAAGAGCCAGTGGTAGAGGCGGGTATAGCCATGGCAGCTCGGGCCCTTGTCGGTCCCGTACTTCTCGGCCAGCTCGCACAGGGGTGTTCTGTTCACCAGATCGTCCTTTCTCACTGAATGGGCTCACGGACCCAGCCGGCGCGACCGCGGCCCCGGATCTGATCCTCGTACTCGTCGTAGAGCCGACACGCCTCCTGGTCCGTCGGCCAGCCGTTGTTCTGCAGCACGTCGTCTCCCTTTCGTACCGGCCACCCGCGGTTCAGCTTCTTCATCTCGTCCCGGGCGTGGCGGTATACCTCGCCCGAGAACGTGTCGGCCGCCGCATCGGCCCAGTCATCATGGGCGGTCATCCGCAGTCGTAGCATCTGGTCGGTCAGCTCATTCACCCCCCTGGCCTGCCGGTAGAGCGTGACGTGGCCGGACTGCCAGTAGCCGGCCGCATCCAACATCCGGTTCGTTTTGGCCGGGCCGGACTGGCGTTGGATCAGGATCACCGGCGGGCAGCGCGTCGCGTAGCCAGGGTAGTGCTCGTTTCGCTGCACGAACTTGTTCTTGATCGTCTGCTGAGCCGTGCCGCCCTTGCCACCGGACTCCAGCTCATCGGTGATGCCACGGACGCGGTAGCCCAGCCGGTCCCACTTCCGAACGAGGTTGTAGAGGAGGTTGTAGAACTGATCTGATTTCCAGTGCTGGTGGCCCATGCCGTCGATGTAGCGCACGTCGCCCGAGCCGTCGGTGTAGTGCGCGAACACGAGCATGACGCTATGATCGGAGCGCGATTGTCGCTTGGCGTGCCGGAACGCGGTGTCGGTGTGGACGTAGAGCGCGACATCCTTGGGATCGGGTAGACGATCGACCTTCATCTCCTCGACGGCCTCGCGCGTCAACGGCTGGTGCCCGCCCACGTCCGGGCGGTTCTTCGCCTGCGCGGCGTACTCCTGGGGGTCGCGATCCCGCCACGCCTTCAAATCCTCTCTCGTGATGCACTCGGGAACCGTGGGGATCGGGTAGCCGTCCTCATCATCCCCCATGTCCGCCTCTAGGTAGTGCATGGCCCACGCCCCGCCCTTCTCGGGCCGAATGCGGTTGTCCGATGGGGTCATGCCGGCGACCTCATAGACGCCCTCCTTGAACACCGCATCCCCGATCACGTCGGCATCGCTGTAGCGCGTGCCCCAAATCACCGTGAGGCCCCCGGGCAACACGACGGGGATCATGCGCACCATGTGGTGGACAGCGGTTCGAACGTGGTTGTCGGAGTCGACCTTCATCTTGTCGCCCGATATGAGATCGTCGGCCATGTAGACATCGGGATGGTCGCCGGTCGCCCCGGTCTCGATCGAACAGGTGTAGTTCGAGGCTTCGGACCGACCGGTACCGCGCCGGGCGGCGTGCACGAACCCCGCATCGGTCCACGTCCGTTCCGGGTTGTACCAGATGCCGTAGCACCAGGCGAAGAGGCCGTACTGGTCGGTGCCCTCGTAGAGCGCTCGGATCGCGCGTAGCACCTTCTGCGACTTGTCGGCGCTGTACGAGCCGTTGAGGATCGAGGCTTCCGGCAGATGCAGGGCGATCCACATCTGGAGCGCCTTGTTGATAACGGTCTTGCCGTGATGGCGCGGCCAGCAGATGATGAGCTTCTTTCGGGACCTCAGACGTTCGCCGCGCTTCTTCGGCACGATCCACTCGTCGTAGACCTTCCTCTGGATCCAGTCGCAGAGTGCGCGGTGGTGGGACTCGCTGAGCCAGCCGCCGAGCTCGGTGTTGAGCGTGACCCCGAACTGGTAGCGAAGGAAGTGCCAGAAGCTCTTCGCACAGGTATCGGCCAGGATCATCCGCTCGTCTTCGAGCGGCCACTCACCCTGTAGCTTGAGGGTCACGGTACTCCTCGAACACCTCTAGCCATATCTCCGGCCCCACGCAGTCGAGTAGGCGCAGGAGACGGGCCTTGACCTGCCTCGGGGTCTGTGGCGGTGGCGGGCCCAGCGAGTCCCCGGCGCTGACCTTGTGGCCGGCCTGGATATACTGCCTCAGCATCTCCATGCGGGTCACTTCGTAGCCGGTGGGTTCGGGCAGCGAGGTCAGTCGCCCCATCTCCTCGTACGCCAACTCCGGCGTCATCTTCGTAGGGTCGGCGGTGCTTGGTGCCTTCGCCGCTGGGTCTGGCAGGTCCGGGTGCACCGGGTCCACGAGGATTTTCGGCTTCTTCCGGTACTTCTTGCACGCCTCCACGTGATCGGGGCATGGGCGCTGCCGGTTGTGGTACTCCCAGTTTCGCCGCGGGTTGTCGATTGGGCGAGAGCTGAAAGGCGGCTCGTAACGCTTCATCCGCGCCCGGACGGTGCGGAGCACGGTACGCGAGATGTTCACGTTCGCGCAGAACCGCAGGAGCGGGTAGAGCCCGGGGTTCAGGAGGTGGTGCTCCACGTACTCCCTGATCTCGCGCATCTCCCCCTCGGTCAGGTTCAGCGTCCGACCGCGAGAGGTCTCGGCATAGAGCCGGATGTGCGCTTTCTTCGGCTCGTATGTGGTGCGGCGCGCGGCACGGCCCATCTACGCGCCCAGCTCCTTCGCCAGCTTCCGACCCGCGTCGGTGGCCTCGTAGATGTGGCCGCCGTGGTGCCTCGCCAGCTTTCGTTGGACGAACATCGGCATGTGCCGGATATACACAGTAGTTGTGCAGCACACCGGCTCGTTGTAGCTGGCAAGCCACTGGAGCGACATTTTTTCGTGCTCACTCATGTCCTCTTTCTGCGTCGGCTTCGTCGTTCCGGCCGGCTCCGCCGGCTTCGGCGCGGGCGCTGGACGCGTACGCCGCTTCCCCATTCGGATTGCCATGTGAGCGCTCCTCTGTCCCTGTGAGACCACCATGAGACTCGATCCGTTCACCGGGGCGATCGTATCACTCCGCCTCCCGGCGCATCTTGCGATATTCCTTGGACTGCTTGATCTTCCGGCGACGGACGTCGGGGTTCTTGTGGTAGCGCTCGCGGGCCCTCTGGAGCTCGGTCTCGACGTACTCGGGGTCGGCTCTGAGATCGCATTGCCGTTGCCGCTCCCGCTCCCTGTGGCAAAACACACAGATACGCCGGTTCTTGGCTAGCTCGTTCGGCTCGCCGCACTCGCGACACGCCCTCGGCGAGTCAGACATCCATCCACACTCCCCCACGCCCCTCGCGTAGACGGTACTTGGCGGGGGTGGGGGATGTCAACGGGAATGGGGGGGGGATGAGGAGAGGCCCCCGGGGGAGGGGCTGGAACCCCGGGGCCCTCAGGCACCTGCGCGAGCGACGGGCAGCAAGCTGGAGGTGAGTTGCCAATCGCATCGGGATGGTGCCACGGGATCGCCCACTCGTCAACATGGAATTGAATTGACAACGGGAACGCCGGGGGGTACGGTCCCGGCACTGAGCAACGCGAATGGAGGTAGCTGATGGGGGAGGGTGGAAACAAGCGCACGCCGTTCGGCCAGGTGACGGACTCTCAGATCCGGGTGCTGATGGAGATCCACCGCGGCGAAAAGGTCCGGGATCACAGCCGACGATCGCCGAGCGTGCGGCGCGTGATCGACAAGGGCTTTCTCGATGAGGACTTCCGTCTCACACAGAAGGGCCGGGACTTCGTGCAGTGGTGGACGCGGGTGCGTGGCCCGCGGGTGATCCAGTGAGTAGCCACCGCGACCTCGCCCGTATGCTGGAGTTCTGGTGTAGGAACGACCCGGACATTCCAGATCCGACCCCTGAGCTCCGCTTCCACAGCGAGCGCGCGTGGCGGTTTGATCTCGCCTGGCCTCAGGAGCGCGTGGCCGCCGAGGTGCATGGCGGCGAGTGGTCGCGCGGTCGGCATACGCGTGGAGCGGGGCTACGCGACGACTGCGAGAAGCTCACCGCGGCGGTGATCCACGGCTGGCGGGTGCTCTTGTTCGTCGGTGACGATGTGAAGCACTGGCAGACGTGGTGCCTCGAACGTATCCGAGCGGCGCTGACAGGGGCGATCGTCCCATTCGAGATTAGGAGGAGACGATGAGGCGACCATGACCACCACGATGTACGACCTCGCCATGAGGTTCTACGGCCTCCAGGAGATCGAGGGGGAGAAGCACAACCCGCTCGTCTTGGCCATGCTCAAGCTCAGAACGTCCGGCGATCGACTGCTCGACTTCAACGGATGGCCGACCGAAGACGAAGTGCCGTGGTGCGGAGCCGCGATGCACTTCTTCGCGCACTGCTTGGGGCTCGACCGACCGCAACATCCACTCTCTCCGCTACGTGCGCGGCACTGGCTCACGGTCGGGAAGTGGATTGACCTACATGATGCACGCATGGCAAACGATTTCGTCGTCCTCAAGCGAGGCGATGGTCCACAGCCGGGCCCCGAAGAGCTTGACGCACCCGGTCATGTCGGGCTCTTCGCCGGGTGGGGTTCGCGTGACGGTCTCATCTTGGTGGCGGGCGGGAATACGCGGGATCGACTCGACATCGCGGGGTTCTCGGTGTCTGATGTTCTCGGCGTGAGGAAATGGGCTACCGCATCCGCGCGTTGTCGGTCTACGTGAAGCAGCAAAGGGGTCTGTTTGAAAAGGGGTGGTGATGGTGGAGGACGCGCCGATCGCCGCCGCGATCGGCTGGAGCCTCACCGCCGGGCTGATCGCCGCGGTGGGGGCCGTCTGCGAGTGGGCGCGCGTGACGTGCCCGAGGGGGTGGTGATGGCGATGAGCAAGCGCACATTCAACCGCCTCGGTCGTGGGGATGTCGTGCTCTTCGGGAAGCACCGAAAACCACGGATCGTGCTATGGGGGCCGCGCGACACGCGGGAGCTGCACGGCATTCGGTACACGCGTACCGGAAAGGAGCGAAACGAGTTCATCGTCTTCGCCTACCTCGTTCGATCGAGCCCGTACTTCGGTCACGGAATTGGCTCTGGTGCAACCACCTGCTACCTGTACACCGACGTCTCGCACCTACTGACGAAAGCGCGCGGGCGGCGCGCCCGGGAGATCACCGAGATCGAGAAGGCGCGACTCCGGTCGTTCGGCGTTGATCTCGGCGAGGCATTCCAACGTGAACTGCGGGAGCAACGCCGGCTCAAGCGCCTTGGCCTGATTCATTCGGTTTGCAAGGAGCCGGGCGGTTCGCGGTCGCTGTGGCCGTCCTCCGACCCGGAGACCGCGCCAAAGCCCTGATCGACGCCTATCCGCGCCAGACCGCGGCGGGGGGGACCGATGCGCGCGATCAGCCCTTGACGCGTGCATAGCGATCTCTCAGTATGACGCTTGTCACGCTTGTCACGCTTGTCACGCTTGCGGGGGCCAGTCTATGTACGTGAAGCTTTTCTCGTCGATCCTCGACTCCTCGATCTGGTTCGAGCCTCACCCCGTCCGCCTCGTGTGGATCACCCTCTTAACCATGGCCGACGAGCATGGTGTGGTGAGGGCGGTCGACGAGGCGATCGCCGCACGTGCCCGCGTCACGCCAGAAGAGGCACGAGACGCTCTCAGGCGATTCCAGTCCCCAGATCCCCGCACGCCCGACGACGAGCACGAGGGGCGGCGAATTCGACAGGTCGACCGGGGGTACGAGCTGATTAACTACCGCTCCTATAGGGAGATACGAACGACCCGGCAACTCTCCGACGCCGCCCGACAACGTCGGTACCGGTCCAAGAGAGGGCGTGACATGTCACGGGGATCACGATCGCGTCACGGGGATCACGATCGCGTCACGGGGATCACGACAGAGGCAGAGGCAGAGGCAGAGGCAGAGGCAGAGGCAGAGGCAGAGGCAGAAGAAGAATCCGGAAGGAGATCCGCCCAGAGCGGCGGATCTCCTCGCACACCGCCGGGCGGCGGTGCGGCGACGCCCCCTCGAAGCCAGGGGCAGGGGCAGGGGCAGGGACAGGGGCAGATACCAGGGACAGGGACAGAGGAAGAGCGGAGCGCGGACGCTCCGCCACGCGGAGAGCCCACCGACGACTCGATCGCATTCCCGATCCGCGGAGGCGGCACGTGGTCGATGCCCCCCGGCTACGCCGAGGAGCTCGAGGCCGCATTCCCCACGATCGACGTGCGCGCTCAGCTACGATCGTGCGCCCAGTGGTGCCGAGATCACCCAGGGCGACGCAAGACCTCTCGCGGGATGCGGCGCTTCATCTCCGGATGGATGCGCCGCGCAGGCGCGGCCCCGAGAAGCGCATCGCCGGCAGAAGCCCGGCGCGATCGCAACTACGCTGCGCTCCGTGAGGTTTTCGGCACCGACGGACTCGACCCCGGAAAGGAGATCACGTGAGCACTATCGGCACCACGCTCAAGCTGCTGCTGGACGCCTACCCGCGCCAGGACGTGGGGGCCGACACGCTGCAGGTCTACCGCGGCATCCTCGCCGACATCGACGCTCAGGACCTCTGGGACGCCGCGCAGCGCCACATCGCGACATCCCGATGGTTCCCGACGATCGCCGAGCTGCGCGAGGCCGTCACGGCGAATCGAAAGGCGATCGGCCAGGGCTGGCCCGAGGCCGACGAGGCATGGCAGTGGGTGCTCACCTCGATGCACGAGAACCCCGCGCCCTACAACCCTGCGTGCTACCAGCCGCCGGGGCTCGGCGACGACCCGCGGTTTGGGCCGGCCTGCCGGGCCGTCTCGGCCATCGGCGGTACCGGCGTGATCGACCACACCGGCCCGGAGTGGATGGGGGCGCTCCAGGCTCGGTTCCGTTCGATGTACGAGGACATCCTCGACCGAGAGACGGCGTGGGATCGTCTGCCGGGCTCGGTGCGTGAGCAGCTCCCCGCCCCGCGGCAGGGGAAACCGATGCGCGCGATCGATCCCGTCCAGGCACTCAGGGCAATCGCAGGGGTGGGCTCGAGCGCATCAGAGAGCCCGCAGGACGAGCGACCGGGGCCCAAGGATGGGTAGGCGGTCCAGGCGGGGCGATCGTGCGTCAGAGAGCGTCTGTGTGGCTCTCAGGGGGTGTCAAGATATGGTGACAGTAGCCGAGCCGAGGAAGCGCTTGCACGACCGTGCCAGAGGAACGGTTAACGGGGTGGGGCGAGAAATGACCCGCGACCTCAACGATGAACCAATAGAAAGTTGTACGGAAATGAGAAGAGGGTTCCTTCCTCCTCTCGTGTCGCCTTGGGGGGCCCTACCCCCCCTCTCGTCCCGTACGGACCTTGTTCGGTATACCGGCGACGCAACACTATACAGATGTACTAGGTAAAGCCACGGCTCGAGTGCCTACGTGTGCACTAGGGTTTACCCTTGCACTAGGGTTTGCCCTTACGGCCGGTAGGGTTGACCATCCATGGGTGCAAATGGACCCATGGTGCTTCTTGGTCTGTTTCGTGGTGTAACGGAGGTTGGAGCGGGAGGTTATAGGGTTTCCTTCATAGCTGACGAGATCCTTCATCGTGTGTGTTCGTGGAAAGCGCATAGTACGATCGGGATGTACCAGACATGATGCATTGGAGGAGAGCTTGATCGACGGCGCGCGACTACGCCGGTGGGCGGTCAAGACGTTGTGCGAGGCCACGAGCCCTAGACGGTCCGGGGACCCGGCAGATAATTAATCCCTCGTCCCGAGCGCCGTCAATCTTTTTTTTTATCCCTCGGTTTTGCAGCAACTTGCGCCTCCCCTTTTTTCTCATTTCCTATTGACAACGGGAAACACATCACCGATACTTCCCGTACACATCCACCAAGGAGAGGGGCGAGACCATGACCACCATTCTCGGCGCGCTCCGTCGCGCCTGGCGCGCATCCCAGCGCGACAACCGGCTCCGCTTCGTTGTGGCCGACGGGACGAGGTTCCGGATCCTCCTCCGCCGGCCCACTGCCCGCCTCTGCTATTGGACGAACGGGATCGAAGCTGGCGACCAAGGAGAGGGGCGAGACCATGACCACCTTGTCCCTAGCTGGGGACCGATGCTGGGGCAGTGAGGAGGATGTCATGCTGGTCCCAGAGTTCCGAGCCGACACATGGACGGTCACCGACACCGCCGGTGGCGTCTGGTGGCCCTCCGACGACACGGCCCGCGAGATCGAGGAGGCCGACGATCCGGAGGCTGCCGCGGTGGAGATCTGCCGCACTACCCCCATGCGGGGCGTGTGGCACGACTGACGACTGACACGACGTGACGATCGACCACGAGGAGGAGCTGACATGACACATGCCGAGGCCCTCGAATGCGCGATCCGCTGGGGAGCCTGCGATGGGGGGATAAATTGGCTGCGAGATCAACCCCCGAATGCTGCGCTCGATCTCGATCGCGTGCAGCTGGACTGGCGGAAATGGTGGGAGGCACACACCACCCGCCCCGGTGTGGAGATCGCCGATGATGTCGAGATCGCCGATGGGGTGGCTATCTACCCCGGCACGAGGATCGACTCCGGCGTGAGGATCGGCTCCGGCGTGACGATCGGCTCCGACGCGACGATCGACTCCGGCGTGAGGATCGGCCGACGCGTGAGGATCGCCGCCGGCGCGACGATCGGCCCCGACGTGACGATCGGCCCCGACGTGACGATCGACCCCATCGTGACGATCAGCCCCGGCGTGACGATCGACTCCGG